GTAGACGATCGACTGTGCGGCCACAGTGGACAGTGGCAGCGGTGCCAGGCCCAGCGGTTCCAACACCTTGCGGTGGTCGAAGTACGACCACCAGTCCGCGCCGCCGATGTCGATGCTCTGCGAATCACTGGAGTACGCGGACGCCCAGATGATCCCGCCCCACCACGGGGTCCCGTCGCGGAGCGCGTACACGCACCGGCGGACCGGTCGGGTCAGATCGAAGATGTCCACGTTGGACGTTCCCGGGCCCAGCTTCACCTTCCCCCGGATCTGCCCGGACCCGTTCAGGGTCTTCGACATCTGCACACCCTTGAGCGGTATCTCGCCCACCACCTTCTGGGTTCGGAGGTCCGCCGCGAGGTACGTCCACTTCGTCACGTGATCGCCTTCCGGTACTGGCACGTCAGGAGCGCGGCCGGGTCCGGGACGGCGGTGCCGGAGAACCGGACCGTGGTCGTTCCCGGCTGGAGCTGGAACCACTGCGCGGTGGTGAGCGCGCTACGGTAGTTGACACCCTGCATCGTCACGGCTTTCGAGTCGGTGTCGATGGTCAACGTCACCCCACCCGACGGGATCGAGAACGCGGTGGAGAACGTGAGCGTCTCGCCGGTCCCGACGTTCGTGATCGACGCCCCGGTGATCGGGCCGGTGATGACCCAGTACGGCCACACGGCCGTGGTCCCGTCGTTGACGATGCTCAGTTCCCCGCCGGACGCACCGGACCCGAACGTCAGCGGGAACGTCAGCGGGAACACCAGACCACCGGTCCCGGGCAACGCGAGACCGGTGGACGGCTGGAGCAGTGTCGTGGAGTACCGGCGCGGGTCCGGGGCCGTGAACAACATCGAGAACGCGAACCCGGCCGACCCGCCGATGGGTGCGGTCTTCGTCTGGCCGCTCCGCCGGACGGCCGCCTGGTAGGAGTCCAGACCCTCCGTGTAGACCTTGAATGTCGACAGTCCCAGCGACGGGTCCCCGAGGACCGACGACGCGATGTCACGGGCCTTCTTCGCCAACGGGAGCGTCAACGCCTTCGCCTTGCCGGACACCGTGATCACACGGGGGTCGTTGTACGCGTCCCCGTCGAACGCGCCGTGTTCCGACGGCCGGGGCTCCAGCGACAGCCGGGGCGGCGGCGAATCGTGCCAGCCTTCCAGCGGGGCCAGCGACCACTCCGTCCCGTCGTTGTCGATGCATGCGGGTGCCCCGGCCGACCAGCCATCAACCTCCACCCGGGTCGTCGCCAGCACGGAGTAGCCCGGCCGCCAGTACGCCGAGAGTGCCATCAGATGCTCGCCTCCCACGCCAGCTCTCGCATGATCTCCGCGACCAGCTCCCTTGTGGACTGTCGCTCATGGCCGTACACGTTCAGGGTCGTTGCGGCCCGGCCCGCTTCGTTGCTGCGGTCCGCGCTCAGGAGCCCGGCCGCCGACGTTGGCGGCGCCATCAGTTCCGCCATGGCGTCACGGACCCCGGGGAGCCCCTGGTGGAGACCAACCACGGTCCCGTCGGCCATGGACTTACCGACGGGGAAGAACTTCCGGGCCGGGGACCCGAACCCGATCGCGGCCTTCGCCTGGGCGAGCGCTTCCCGGCCGATGCTTGCGGCGGTGTCGCGGAGCCACCCCATCGCGTTCTGGATGCCATGGATGACACCCTCCACGATGGACCGGCCCACCGACGCGAACTGACCGCCGATCCCGGCGAAGAACCCGAGGATGCGCCCAGGGACCCCGGCGACGTAGGCGACCGACTCACTGAACCGGGACACGATCGTGTCCTTCACCCCGCCCATGACCCCGAAGACGTAGCTACGCAGCGACGCGAACGCGTTCGGCAGGGTGGAGGAGAAGAACGTCCACACGGTCTTCCCGGACGACACGATCGTGTTCCACAGGTTGACGAAGAAGTTCGCGAACGGCCCGGCGAACCATGCCCCGACGGCCTTCATGAACGACCAGATGCCGTCCCACATCGAGATGAAGAAGTTTCGGAACGCGGAGGAGTTGTTCCACAGGTAGATGAACGCGGCGACCAGCGCGACAACCGCGATGATGACCAGCCCGATGGGGTTCAACGACATTGCGATGTTCAGTGCCCACTGGGCGGCGGTCGCGGCGGCCCGCACCGCGATACCGGCCAGCTCCGCAATCTTCAGCGCAACGGTCTCCGCGATGAGCCGGACCCGGGCCAACACGCCCAGGTTCGTCGCGGCGGTGTTGGCGCCGGTGACTGCGGTCCCGGTCGCGGTGGCGGCGGTGGACGCGGCCTGCGACGCGGCCAGCTCCCGGTGCGCGGCGGCGAGCGACCGGGTCGCGGACGCGGCGATGAGCGTCGTTACCGGCGTGACTGCCTGGGCGACGTTCGCGGCGATCGTGGCGACCTTCGCGATGCCGTACCCGACGGCGAGCGCGGGGAGCGCGTCGGCCAACAGGTCCAGGTGGTCCGCGACGAAGGAGATCACAACCCCGAAGACCTGGGTGGAGTCCTTGAGGGAGTTCAGCGTCGACGCGTACTCCCCTCCACCCTTCGAACCGTCCTGAATGGACTCCCACATCTTGCGGATGTTGGCGCCCAGCTCCGACGCCTTCCCCGACACCTCGTCGGTCGTCGGGATGCCGGAACGCAGCGACCCGAAGAACGCGCCGATTTTCGCGGACACCTGGTCCCAGTTGACGGACGCGGCCCAGCGCTCGAACTTCGCCGCCGCGTCGTCCACGAACCGGGCCACGGCCGGGCCGTGGACCTGCCACAGTTGCTGGAGCTGAGGCAGCAACCGGGTGGAGAGCGTCGTGGTGACGGCCACGGCCGCCGGGATGAACGCGGACCCGATCGACGTCTTCAGGTTGTCGAACTGGGCCGCGACGATCCGTTGTTGGTTCGCGAGTCCGGCCGACGTCCGGGCGAAGTCCCCCTGAGCGAGCGCGGTTTGCTTGTACAGCGCGGACTGTACGGCCAGTACCCGCTGCTGCGGGGTGAGCGCGTCCTTGGTGTTCTTGATGATGCCCAGGCGGAGCGCTTCCTGCTTCACGGTGGTTTCGTTGAGCAGGATGCCGTACTTCTCCACCGGGTCGAACTCACCGCGCAACGCGGACCCGAAGTCCTCGATCACCTGGGCCGGGTCGACGTTGGAGAACGACCCGACGTCGGACGCCAGCTCCGTCAACCCGGTGGAGAACTTCACGAGGTCCTGGCCGGACTTCCCGGCCGCCTTGCCGTAGATCGCGAACGCGTTCGCGCCGTCCAGCGCGGTCTGTGCGGACTGGCCCATCTTCGTCGCGGCTGTCTGCGCCCAGGTCTGAATCGCCGATGCTGAGTTGCCGAACACGACCCCGGTCTTCGACACGGTTTCGTTGAGGTCCGACGCGTCCGCCACCGCGCTCTTGATGAACTGGGCGGTTTTGCCCACGACGAGGGTCCCGACGGCCACGGCCGCCGCCGCGATCGCCGCGACGAACTTCCCTGCGAACCCGTGGCCCGCTTCGTCCCCGGCCCGCTCCGCGTCCTTACGGAGTTGGGGGGCCATGCCCGACGTGTCCGCCTTGACGTTGACGAACGCGTCACCGATCTTCCGGCCGCCTTCAGCCATGGCCCCCTCCGCCTACCCTCCGCCTGCCGCTGCGACGAACGCGGCAATCTGCCGTGCTCGCTCCTCCGGGTCCCGGGACCGGCGCCGGGTGCTTCCCGACTCCGCCGCCTTCGTCAGAAGCGCGGTCAGCCGGTCGACATCCTTCACGCCCAGGGCGGCCAACTGTTGACGCTCCAGCCACCATGAACGCATCGCCGCGTAGAGCTGTATCAGTCCCTCGTCAGCGGGCCAGCCCGCTAGGGGGTCCCAGAGCCATCCTGCGGGCTCATCCGTACCGTCCGGGTACCCAGGGGACCCTTCGGGCCCTCCGGTGCCTCCACGGGCTTCCCAGCCCGCCACCGCATGATGTCCTCGGTGGTGATGAGGCGTCCGCCCGGCGAACCAGGCGTCGACGTACCACCGCTCTCCGGCCGCCCAGGAGCAGACGGCGATGATCCATCCAAAGGGCGGCTCATCATCGTGTACTCCACCATGTCCTGAATGATCTGCATCACGACGTTCGGGTCCGTGTCGTGGGTCCGGCAGTGCTGGACGAAGTCCTGGTACACCAGCGGGCCCATGGTCGCCTCCAGCAGGCCCGTAATCGCCTGGGCCGCACGCGGGTCGGCCACGCCCAGCTCCGACAGGGTGGCGAAGTTCATGAGGTCGAGGATCTGTGCGGACCCCTGGCACGTGAACCGGACGCCGTCCAGTTCGAACACGAACGGGGGCCGCTTCCCGTTCGGGTTGCTTGCGTAACTCTTCACCGTGGTACCTCCGGGATGTGAACGGGGGCCGCGCCGGTACGGCACGGCCCCGGACTGTCGAGTGTGGACGCTACGCCCGGCTGGGCGAAGCCATGATCACGCGGAACGCGGGCAGGGAGGCGGGCTTCATCGCCCGGAACTCCGCCGGGAGTGTCGCCTTGTCCGGCGACTTCTTCCGCGCCACCGTGACCTTGCCGGTCTGGATCACCTTGCGGAGAATCCACCGCTCCGTCGCGTCGTCGGACTCCCAGCCCAACATCGCGTACTGCTCCTGGCCCAGGGCCACCGGGTCGTAGTAGACGCATCCGGTGGCGGCGGTGATCGTGCCGCCGTTGAATACCCTCTTCAGGTTCGTCGCGGTGATCTCCGCCAGTTCAAACGACGCGGTGATCGTCCGCGCGGTGGCGAGGATGTTCACCGGGTCCAGCTCCTCCGCCACCATGATGTCCTCGAACTTCGTTTCGATCGAGAACTCCGACCCCTCCTCCGTGTACCCGAGGTCCAACCACGCGGAGTCCCACGGGGTCGACAGGTCGACCGGCTCCAGCGCGGACAGACTGTTCGCCAGCTTCAGCTTCCCCGGGCCGATCGACAGTGCGAGCGGGTTGCCCATCTTCTTCCCCTCCTACAGTTTCACGATGTCGATTGCCAGGGACAGTGCGGGCTGAGCTGGCGTGTTGGATGCCCCGAATTCATGGAAGTACATGTAGTAGTGGACGTCGTCCCAGGAGACGTGGGCCGCATCCCCGACCCACTCCGCGTGGAACGACCGTGCCCCGGCCCCGGTACGCCGGGCCGCGAGACCACCGCCGATCCGCGCGATCTCCTCCCCGACCTGGAGCAGTAACGCCACCGCCCCAGGACCCACGGCGATCTCCTGGATGCCGCGTTCGTCGAGGACAACGCGCGTAACGACGTCAGCCATGGCTCAGCTTGACGTGCCGAAGATCGCGATGTCGTACGAGACCGACGAGCCACCGGCACTGTTCGCGACGTGGAGCAGGTCCGCCGTGGTGGCCGTGACCGCGTACCCGGTGGCGTCCGCCGCGCCGCACGTCAGCATGAACGCTGCGTCCGGCCGGAGCGTGATGATGCCGGTCGCGGCCGGGCTCAGGAACGACGAGACACCGGCGGCGACACCGCCCACCAACACGTTGTTGACGTTGGCCTTCGCGGCGGAGATGAGGATGCCCCGGATACGGGCGAACACGGCGGTGCCGGTGACACCGAACGGGTCCGCGAGGGTCCCGGCCAGATCCAGGTCTTCGGACCCGGACGCGACCAGGGTCCGGGTCGCGACGTACACGACGTCCGACGCACCGGCGGCGACACCGTTCGTCAGCGCCAAACCGCGCTCGATGTTGTAGGGCAGTGTGGCCCCGCCGAGGTTGACGGCCTTCGCGATCTCCGCCGTGACGAGCATCTTCAGGCTCGCCCGGTTCACTGTGGTCACTGGATGTCTCCTCTACCTCTGCTGTGTCAGATCGACGTAGCCAGTGACGGTCACTGCATACGCCAGTACGGCCGCGACCTCTGTGTCCGTTTCGGAGTAGTCCCCGAACACGAACCCCAGCGCGGCGTGGGTTCCCTGCCCGGCGAAGTCACGGTTCGGGCCCAGCCACGCCCCGAAGGCGTCCCCCGCCTCCTCCGCCATGCGCTCCGCCTCCTCCACCGGGTCCTGGTCGCCCGGCACCGCACCGGCCGACAGCACAACCCGGATGTACATCGTGACCGTGGCCGCTTCCCGGACCAGGGTGTCATTCTGCCCGGCCGACGCGTCGTCAGCCTGGTTCGTGCGCACACCACCGAAGTAGATGTGCCGGGACGACTGGCGGCCGGGCCGGAACGCGTATGTCACGGTGAAGTCGCCCAGCGGGCCGGACCCGTCGGACACCAGCACATCCACCGCGTCGCGAAGCTTCCGCTTCACCGCGTAGGCGATCGTGGTCATGCGAACGCCCCTGAGCGCTTGCGGGTGTACTTCGCCAGGTCGGAGTCCACGTCGGCCACACCAGTCTTGCCCTTGCCCCCGGCCGCGAGACGGTAGATCGCGCCTGCCTCCGTGGTGTACGACTGGGCGTTGTGTGGGATGCCACTGTTCGGCCGTCCCATCCGGATCGACATCCGCAACATGGAAGCCTCCGCAACGGACAGCGGCGGCGAGTCCAGACCGTGTTCATACTCGATCGTGTACCGGATGCCGGGCCAGATCCCGGCGTTCGGGGCCTTCAGCCAACCGTTGTCCATGGGCTGGATCGCGGCCACCTGGTCGGCTGTCCACTGTGTACCGTCCTGGGCCGTGACGGACCGGATGACGCGCGGTTCGCAGTGGGACAAGGTGATCCACGGCGACCCGTTGCCGTACACGGTGTCCACGGCGAAACGCGGGACGAACGCGCGCCACGTGATCGCCTCCACCTCGTCCTCCACCCCGACCCGTTTCTCCGCCAGCGTCGCGGACGGGAACTTCGCCGGGGACGCGTAGTCCCGATACGTCCCCCGGTACGTCTCCAGGTCGAAGTAGTGACCCCCGACCACCTGTACCTCCTGGGACAGTTCGACGTTCGACCCGCCCACGTTCGCGGACCACGTCATCGTGAGGTTGTCCAGTTGGTACGTCATGGCCGGGGCGGTGAGCCCACCGGTGAGGACGAACGCCCGGACACCCGGCGACCCCGGCGCGGTGGCGGTGCCGGACCCAACCGTGGTCCCGTCCCACCGCTTCACCGCCACGGTGACGGCCCCGGACGGCTCGGTGGGGACGCCGTCCACGGTGAACGTCCGGGACACGGTGAGCTGTGTCGTGCGCAGGACCCGAAGTGCCACCATCGTTCAGCCCTCCCAGCTCAACGCGGCCACGGCCGCCGCGTCCCGGTCCATCCGGTCTCGCCGCCACGCCTCGTACGCCCGGCGGTCCCGGTCCACGGAGCCCTGCCGGTTCGACTCCACGTACACCGGGTCCCACGGGGCCCGGCCGGTCAGTGCGTGCCGGTGCTCGATCGTCACGTCCGGCCGGTACACGATGCGGTCCGTGGCCTTGCCGAGGTCCATCACCACATTGTCGACGTACATGTGCCGGACGTCGGGCGGCATGACCCACCCCAGGGTGTGGAACAGGGCCGAGGACTGGACCCACGCCGTCGGGAGACGCGACCCCTGGAACATGTCGTTTCCGTAGGCCCACCCGGGCCCTGGGAGCGTCTGTACGGCCCGAACCAGGGTCCGGTCCCACCCAGGGGTGGCCGGGACGTGATCGTCGCCCAGGGACGCCAGGAACGGCACACGCCGAACGCACGCCTCCACGGCGAGGATGTTCGTCCACTCCGCCAGCGACGTACGCGGCCCGGTCCGGAGGTAGACCATCGGACGGGCGACCACGGCCAGCTCCTCCCGGTACTGCTCCAGCATCTCGTCATCGTCATCGACGCCGAGGAACACGGCGACATCGAGGGATGCCGTTTTGCAGACCGCCGTCAGCAGGCGGGCCACCGACCCGGGACGCCCCCGGGTCGGTGTCAGGATCGCAAGGTCCATCAGGCGTCCACCTCGTCGGTCTCCGGCGCGTAAACCCGCATCCACCATCCGGCCGGGTGGTGCGAGATCGGCGACATGCGCTCGACGCCGATGTCCCGGACCCAGTGGCGTGCGTCCGGGAGCAGGACTTCCGCGATCGGCTCCAGCGGCGAACCGTCCAGCCCGTCCGGGAAGTGGTGATCCCGGAGCGTCTTCGACGCGTACCCGAAGATCCCGTCCTCCACGACCAGGTAGCACTCCGGCGACACCAGCCCGGCGTACGCGGCCAGCTCTGCCGCGACGTGCTTCGCGGAGTGGTCGGAGTCCAGGATCACCATGCACCGGCGTCCGTCCACGATGGACCTCACCAGCTCCACGACCGACGGGTCCACGCTGTTGCCCCAGACGTAGGAGATCTCCGGGTCGTAGAACTCCGGGTCAACGCTCTGCCGGACGTCGACCGTGACCACGTCCACGTCGAACGTCCGGCGAAGCCAGAGCGCGGTGGCGCCGGTGTGGGTGCCGGTCTCCACGATCACCTCGGGTTTGGTGTCCTCGATGATCCGCCGGTACCGGGTCATGTCCTCCGGGTGCTTCAGCATCCCGTTCTGCACGTGGGCGTTCGCTGCGACGGACGCCAGCGACGCGGACACGTCGATGTAGGTCGGGAGCCCGTCCGGGAGGTCCGGCACCACCTCCTGGACCGCGACGATCGCCTCCTGCCGGACGTACGCCTCCTCCCCCAGCCACTGTCCCTTGTGGTGGGTCGTCTTCACGCCCGTGTGGACAAACACCGGGATGTTCAGGGAGCGGGCCTTCAGGCAGAACGACATGTCCTCCCCGATGATGTCGCCTTCGCTGTCGTACATCTCGTCCCAGATGTGGGATTGCGGGTAGGCGGCAGCCACCCGCTCGAACACGCTGCGGTGGATCAGCAGGAACGCGGCCCCGGTCGCGGCCACCTCCGTCATCGTGTCCGGCTCGTACGGGCCGTAGAAGCACAGCGATGGGGCGTCGTTCGACACCCGCGTCCCCAGCCGGTACATCGTCGGGACGATCGTGGATCGGTACCCGTTGAACCCGTCCGCCTCCACGTCGTACATCGCGAAGCACAGACCGCCGACGATCGGCCGGTCCACCGGGTCGGCCGCCGCCAGAAGACGGTGGATCGCGTCCGGCTCGAAGCCCATGTCCGCGTCGATGAACATCAGCCATTCGTGAGGGGTCTTCTCCTGGAACAGCTTGGTGGCGAAGTTCCGGTTGGACACCACCCGCGCCGATGACGAACGAATGTTGATCGGGTTCTCCGCCAACACCGGTTCGACCGGGATCTCCCGGTCGTACTGCCACGCCCGGCGCAGCGACTCCGCGAAGGAGTGACTGACTGCCTCGCCGTGCAGGTAGGCGATCTGAACCATGTCGTTGCCGGTCGTGAGGGGGTGCTGGTCCTGCCACGCCTTGAATCGGTCCATGGTCCCCTCCACCAGGTGGTGGGAGTGCGGCGCGGTGTCGCCACAGGAACCATCGCACGGCTCCGTCTCGATCGCCGGTGGGGTCTGCGGGTCGATGTTGTCCACTGTGGACATCCTTCCTAGCCGGGATACTGGTAGGCCCGGACCTCCTACCGTCGGGAGGTCCGGGCCGAGTCTTGCACAGCGGGTCGTCTGTGCGCCCACCGCGTTCGCGTGTCGCCGGGTCAGCTTCCGGAGTACGTGATCTTCGTGACGGCCTTCGGGCGACGGGCCCCGGACACCGCTTCGTAGCCCCAGATGCCGATCCGGACGAGGGCCGGACCGGCAGGCTCGTCGAAGCGGAACTGCATCGGCGCGGACACGGAGAAGAGAACCTCGTCGCCGTTGACGACAAACCCGGTGGACGCGGCGATGGTCGGGGACGTCGCGACGTCGAGTGCTTCCAGCTCCCCGACGATGACCCGGCGCATGCCGCCCAGCTCCTGGCCCAGACCGATCGCGTTGTTCGGGTTGTACCGCTGGGCCGTGATGAGGGGACGGCCGGTGGAGTCGGCCATCAGAAGGTACGTGATCCACCGGGAGTTGCGGCCCGCGAAGAACGTCGCGTCACCGGCGTTGTTGTCGGACACCGCCGCGATCGCGTTGAGGATGCCCGCGCGCTGGGCCATGATGTCGGCCGTGGTCGCGGCACCGGCGGACACGGTCACGGTGTTGACACCGGCGAGACCGCTCAGGTGCGCGATCACGTCGGCTTCCACGTTGTCGTAGAAGTTGCCGACCATGTCGCCCCATACGATGCTGTCCACGGCCGGGTTGCTGGCTTCCAGCATCTGGCGGGAGATCTCGGAGTAACCGGAGATCGCCTTCGGGGTGACGGTGACCGTGGAGTACCCCGGGTCGGTCTCCGTGGTGTTGACGCCCTCAGCAGTGGACGTGGTCTGCGCGGCCGTGGTCGCGACCGGGATCGTCCACGCGAACGGTCCCGCCCACGGGATGTTCCGCAGGAGCGTCGCGACGCGGAGCCGCTTGTGCAGGATCGGCGCGAACTGGGCGGCGAGCCACACCGGCGGGATCAGACCGGCGCCGTTCGTGGTGGCACCGGCGCCGAGGACATCACGAAGCTCCATGCCGTCGGGGGTGTCCAGCCACGCCCGAGCCGACCGGTTGTGCTGGGTCAGACGGGCGGCGGCCGTCTCGTCGCGCTGGGTCTGGGACAGCCACACGTCCGCGAGGAAGGAATTCTGCCCCCGGCTCCGGAGGTAGAACCCGGGGTCCCGGTCAACGGCACGGGTACCGGCCAGAATCGCGGCCCGGTTCTGCTGCTGACCGACCGGCGTGATGTCACCGGCACCCGCACCGGCACCGGCCGTGTTGTCGGTGTCGTCCGGGCCGTTGCCGATGCTCCCGCCGTCGCCGCCGTTCATGGCGGCGGTCACCTCGGCGTGGAGACGACGCTGCTCCGCGTTGCGCAACTCCACGGCGGAGAGAAGCTTGATTTCGTTGTCCAGGGCGGCGGCGGAGTCGTTCATGTTCCCGATCGAGCGAAGCTCGTCGGGGGTGAGGTCCCGGCCCGCTTCCCGTGCGCGGGTCTGGATGCCCGCGATGGTGGTGCGGAGGTTCTCGTACTTCTCCCGCTGGGCGTCCAGGTACGGGTTCGCGGAACCGCCTGCCTGGAGCCGAATCGGGCGGCCGTCCTTGCGGTATCCGATGATTTCGCCGGGGCGTGGGGTGCGATGCATGATGACGTCTCCTGTGTCGACTGTGGACTATCACATCCGACCGAAGGTGTCCCGTGGTAGCGGGGGTGTCCGGCGCATCGCTACCGGGGTGTCCCGACGTCCCGTGAACCGGGGGTGTTCGGTGCCCGGGTCCCCACGGCGGGAACCCGGGCATCACGGTAGCAGCACAGCGGCTACAGGCCCATCTCGATCCGGCGGAGTTGCGTGTCCAGGTCGGGGAGTTCCGGCAGACCGCCCCGCTCCAGCAACGCCCGCGCACGGACGATCAGTTCGTCTTCCTGGACCGGCTCCGGCTCCCCGAACTCCGGGATGTCGGACAGGTCACCCAGTTGCGCACCTTCAGCGGAGCGGACCCCGGCGGCGACCGCCATCCGGCCGTACGCCCCTTCCAGGACCACGGCCACCTCCCGAAGGTCGGCGCGGGTCCGCATGACCGTCCCGTCACCCCGACGGTTGTTGCCGCGCGGGTCCGGCATGAACCCGATCGACAGTTCATCGAGTGCGCCGTCGCGGACCAGCTCCAGCGTCTCGTCCCCGGTCGGGGTCTTCGACACCCGGAACTCCGTGTACAGCCCGGCCGCGTCGTCACGGAGTAGCGTCGCCGCGCCGATCAGCGTTCCACCCAACGGCAGATGTTCCCGGGCGAACTTCACCCGGCCCGGCCGTCCGATCTGGTGGTTGAACGCCCCACGGACGAACATCTCCGTCAGACCATCGTTGATGCGGGTCGGAGCGTTGTACGGCACCGCGATGCCGTAGATCGTGCGGCCGGACGGCTCCCCCCGGCGGACCTCCAAGTCCGGGGAGAACTTCCGGTACTCCATGACGAGGGCCACGGCTGGTTACGCCTCCTGTTCCTTGGTCTCCGGGTGGTCCACGACCTCCCCGATCTTCGCGATCAGGTTCGCGTCACCGTTGAGGACCCCGTGTTCCCCGGCGACGCGCGGACGCCCGTTGTTGTCGTAGTGCATCGCGTGGGCGGAGCACACCTTCGACCCCGGCACGGCGCGGCCGTTGTGCGGGGTCGGGTCAGAGTCCGGCACCACGCACTCCCGGCCGCCGCCGATCGTCTGGCCCGGGTCGCCGGGGGACTCCACCGTGACCTCGTTACCGGACTCATCGGCGTAGACGGTCTGCGGACCGTCTTTCTCGACATCAAGGGGGGCGGTCACCGACGGGTGGTCCTCGTCCGGCGTGAACGTCTGGCCGTTCGGCTCCGTCACGGCGCCGGTCGTCTTCGCGTCGCTGGCCTTCTCCGGCGCGGCGCCGGACTTCGTGTCCGGGTTCGGGGCCGGGGTCGACTTCTTCGGGTTGTTGCTCTGCTGTGCCATCTAGTCCTCCTGGTCGATGGTCCCCGCCGGGTTCCCCGGCAGGGTCTGCTGTGCATTACCCACTGTGGACTGTGCCTGAATCGGCGGTGGCGTGATCTCCGGCTCCGGCAACGGCGGCCGGTGCTCCA